TCGTCAAGTTAAGCATGATGAAGCGCTACGGTGAACGGGACATCACAACGGTTTCATTTCAGTCAATGGGGTAATCATGGTGATTTTAACGGCTGCTATGTGGGTATTTGTTATTGCGTTGGTATCATTGAACTGGAACATCGGGAGGGACGGGGAATGAGTAATCTGATGAAATTAATGGACGATGCAGCCAACGCCTCCAGAGAAGAATTCTGGCGCCCGATCGATGTGACAAGCGAAAGCATGGCGCTGAAGGCCGCTCTCGCGGCGCTGGATGAAGCCGGCTACGTGATCGTGCCCAAGTGCCCGACCTACGAGATGGTCATAGAGGGCCTCCATCCGGCCATTCCCGGTTCGGTTTCGGAAATCTACAAAGAAATGATCAAGGCGCGTCCGGATGTGGTGCTGAAGGCGCCGAAGAAATGGGATGACGAAGCAACGCTGGTTCTCAAATAGGGGTGAATGACATGACCGGCCAGACAGATTTCTGGAAGCCGCAGCAATATAACTTCGAGGCTCTGGTGACGGGTGTGAGCATCGATGAATTGGCCCTTGCTCACGTCAGGCGAGCTGGGGCGCATGTCCACACCATCATCAACTGGCCGGCTGATTGGTCCGCCCTTGAACGCCACCATGACACATACGACAGGTCTTATTTCGAGAGCGCCGGTATCCCCCAGACCGCAGACGTGTGGGACAACCGCCGGAGGACCAAATGATCGACTGGGAAGCCGTCGCGAAACCGCCCCATGACATTCCGGATATCATGCGGGCCGCGTCAAAACTCATGCACCGCAAGACGACACCTCAGGCAATGCGCGCGTTCGAGAAAGTATTTGACAACGAAGACAAGTATTACTTCAGCACAGCCGCAGCCCATGCCCTTGACCGGAGGACCAAATGAGCGATTACAGCATGAGTGCCTATGCCCTGGCCGTCAGCATGTACGACGCCTCCGACAAGGTCGGGATTGCGCTGCATGACCGGCCGAAGATGATCCGGGACGCCTGGATAGCGGCGGCACAGCGCAAGATCGCCTCCGGCGCTGTGTCCATGGACGATATCGCGACAGGGACGGCGCACTGATGAGCGACATGACCGCAATCCAACGCCTGAAGGCGTCACAGAAGTTCGGCAAGGCGTTGGTGAAGGAGAAGCGCAAGCAAACCAAGATCGCCAACGGCCGCGATGCGGTTGACTGGCGCGGCCAGCACGGCGCTGTGGTTGATGAGTTGACCGATGATGAGCGGCCGGCGCCCGTCAAGCGCGTTCAGCCCCCTATCGAAAGGATGTGGACCAGGGGCGCGCTGGAAGATGCCCAGTACATCGCCGCCAAGCGCCTGCACAACGCCTATGCGCTGGGTGTGTGCGGAGCCAGGGACCCAGAGGCACGCACCAGTGGCGAGGCATCCCTGAGCTTCGGGCTGGCCGGCGCGGCACTGGTTGCCATCCGGGAATACCGGGATGCGCAGACGGCGGTGGGCAAGCGGCTTTGGCCATTTTTGGACTGGGTGGTGAATAAGGACATCCCGCTGTCCGACCTGGCCAAGCAGCTTGACCGCAACCCCACCGAACTGACTGCGCTGCTGAAGGTGGCTCTCGACATACTGTCCGATCACCAATCGGAAACCGACAACCGGACCAAGCGTGAGACCAAAAGGCCATAGGTCGAAGAGTCTAGTAGACATCGTTACGCGTAACAGATAGTCTTCATCTCACAGCAAGACGACAACAACCCCACACAAACAACGGAGAACACAAATGTTGCACCTCATGAACGTTGACAGCGCCGACAACTCCCTGCTCGACAACGATTACGACAATGCCCCCGGCTTCATCCCCGGAGAAACCGAAATCAAAAAGATCAACGGCGTTACATTCGATCAGTGGTTCACCGCACTGAAGGGGGAAGCGGAGCGCTTGAAGGTCCCGTTCCTGGTTTCATCCCGTGAAGATCACCTTGACAGCTTCGAGGATGGCGTGTGGCCGACCGATGAAGTGTACGCCCAGATTAACGCAAACTAACAACAACCGGGGGCTTTGGCCCCCACCAACCCCAGTCAGGAGCACTCCAAATGATCGAAGTCACCCTGTCCCTCGGCGCCCACGATGCGTACACGCACCACGTCGGCAAGTTCATCAAGCGCAAGGAGGCTTACCGGGAAGCCAAGCGCGCCGCCGGCATCCCGAGCCAACTCGTGGTCGGGGAAAAGGGCGCCGGATACAGCGGCCCGAACGGCACAGCGTGGATCGTCGTATGACGAAGAGGAAGCCACCAAAGGAAAATTCATTCGCTGAATGGGGCATAAAGCCAGACGCCGAGGCTATGAAAACCCGGCCAGTTACTAGAACCCGGTCGTTTGCAGTCGGAGATGGACACCCCCGTACCGTGCGGGAAAGACAGGCGGCATTCAGGGAAGCGAGGAAGGCAGACGGATTTGTCCTGGTCAGAGAATGGGTACCAAAAGAATGTGCAGAGACACTGAGGCGGATAGCCGCCGAGATGAGAGTCGGGCGGGAAGCCCCTACCTCAACCGACCAATCAGAACAATCAAAGAAGTCGAGCGAGAAATAATCAAGCTGGCCTTGGCGGCAACCTTTAAACAGGAGAACATGAAATGAGCGAGTCCAGCCCCGACCCATGGTCTATTGTCGATGATCTTGTTGACGCTTTGGAGTCTATCGTCACGGCCCTTGATAGCCGCATCGAAGCCAGAACAGCCGAAGATCTGCAAAGCTTCGCTCGCGCCGCCATCGCCAAGGCAAATCATCCATGATCGACTTCGGGCCAACCGCCAAGATCCGGACCATCGCGGCAATCCGCGCCGCCGCCTTCGTTCCCGACATGGGGCGCTACGACAACACGGTGAGGCGCCGCAAAGCCTGCAAGGTCTGTCCCGACTGCCAGGCGAAGAAATCCTGTAAGGTGACCCCCAACCAAAGTGCGGCCTTTTAGCCCCAAAGGCCTATTGCGCCAGCGGCTTAAAGCTGGTATGTGCAAATCCATACAGTGAGAATTGTGACCGCGCGGAACCGCAGAGATTGACTTGCGTCCCGTTGTGTGGCTTAATGGCCTCACGCATATTGAAGTTCCTCCCTGAAGGTGACTTGCCCCGGCTCAGGTCGGGGCTTTTTTTTGGGGAATGTGGATGCCAATCAAACGATACGGCCCAAGCAAGCAGGTCACGGCGACCACCACCAGCGCCGCCTTTGCACTGCCCAACAGCCGTCCCCGCTTGGAGTTGGTCAATCGCGGCACGGCCAATATCTACGTTGCCCTTGGTGATGCGAGCATCACGGTAGCAGCGCCGGGCCTGAGCCCGAGCAACAGCCTGATCATCCCGCCGGGCGCAATCCTGGAGGTTCTGGCCGGCACCGCGACATACGTTGCTGTCCTGGCTGAGAACGGCACGGCCCGCGTCGTTATCCAGCAGGGGACGTGACATGGCTCTCTCAGTAGGCGTCAATCAAACCCCAACCAGCTTCAGCCGGGAAATCCTGACCGGCTCCATCCCGAACAGTAAACAGTTCCGGGTTTCCGGCTACAACGGTGACGTTGGCACGGGTCGAGAGGACATCTGGGAGGCGGGTGGCTTCTACCCGTTCCCGACCGTGGCCTTGCAAATGAAGATCGTCAGTTCCAGCGCCAACGACACGGCGGCAGGAACTGGGGCCAGGACGGCCCTTCTGGTCTACCTGGACGCCAGTTACAACACACAGACGGAAACGATCACGCTGAACGGCACCACCCCTGTAAACACCGTGGCAACCAACATCCTGCGGGTGCAAGACCTGCATGTCACCACGGTGGGCTCGACAGGAAGCAATGTCGGATCGCTGACACTGACCAATACGGCGGGTTCAACGACCTACAGCCTGATGGGACCGGAGATCAACCGGGCTCGCACAGCGATCTATACGGTTCCTGCTGGATACCGGGCATTCATCACCTCCTGGAGAACCGGCGGGGTGGTTGATGCCCACAACAACGCCTTCGCCTGGATGCGCAACACTCTCCGCGCCACCGCCGACTGGGACCTCAACCTCCTGCCTGGCGTGTTTATGCACAAGAGCCAGGCTCTGCTGACCGACATGACCACCAACAACGCGTTTGGCGTGCCCCTGGCCTTCCCGTCCATGACAGACATCAAGGTGACCACGGTCGCAAGCCACTCTGGCTGCCTGGCAACGGGCGGGTTCGAAGGATGGATCGAGCTGGCTGAGTAAGAACGTAAGCACGCAAGCACGTAAACGCTGAACCTCCCAGAAACCCGGAGAGCCCTATGCCTGCCATTCCCGCTACCGACAACGTAGCCCTGTTTGCCGGCGTTGATCAATTCGCCCCCCTGACGATCTGGGGTGATGGTCGCATCGATATCCACGAAGACGCCACGGCCGACAAGCTCCGCGAGCAGGCAAAGGTGATCCGTGAGCGGTCTGCGCTGATGTGTGATCGTGACGCATGGAATGAGATTATCCGCGCCGCCCTACTAGACCAAACCACTAATCTGCTTGACCTTCGTGTGTCGCCATGAGCTACACAGTCAGACTGATGATCCAGTACGCGGTGATCAACAACGACAACGGCCTACCCATCGCAGTCTGTAAGGATAAGGACGAGGCGCGGGCCATCATCAACATGATGGCTGGACACGGACGCTCGACCGCCAAGCCCTACACCTTCTCGGATTGGGCGAGCAAGCAGTAATACCCACCCCAACTACCCACCCCCACAGTGCAACGCCTCTCAAAGGATAAGGCAATGTTCGACATCAAGCAGGTTACCCGTTACGTACTGACCAACAATGGCAAGGATGTTGCCGAGTTCAAGCGCCGCGATGAGGCGGAGAAGGTGAGCGACGCACTGAACGATGTGCGCGACGAGAGCACGATGGATGGTCGCCCCGCTCGCTGCGCCCGCGCCAGGATAAATGACCGCACCTACAAATACGGCTACATCTCCGAGGGGCTGACCCCCGCCGAGATTGGCGCGAAGGATGCTGACATCAAGCGCATGCTGCTTGAAGCCATTAGCGTTGGGTGAGTTGCTCAGAAAGTTCTGACACAAGGGCGTCTCGGGAAGCCGGGGCGCCTTTCCCAATCCACAGCAAGCAGGATTGACCATGACACAGTACGACAAGATTTTCCGGGCCATTGACGCGGTTGTCGGTGACATCGTTGAAAACGAGGCGATCATGGGCGGATGCGACGGCAAGGCCAACCGGGACAACGTGGTCGCCAGGGCAACTATAGCTGTGCTGGAGGTTATCGATCGGGAAGCCGGGGCGCCTAATTAATTGGGCAGGAAATAGGGCGGTTAATTGGGATCGCTCGAATTTAAATGGGCGGAAATAGGGAAAGCCCTGTTTCTGCGAGCTTTTTAATTGGGGGAAATTGGGATGGGCGTCAAGACAGGGAAGCCGAGGGGTAGACCTGTCGGCGCTAAGAGTTCCCGGACTGAAGAGCGGGAAGTTTATATGCAGCGCGCGGCAGAGCAGATCGAGAGCATCCTGCCACAGGCGTTCAAGGGCGATGCCCATACGCTGCTGATGACGGTCTACAAGGATGAGACACAGCCTTGGGAACGCAGGCTTGATGCCGCTAAGGCTGCTGCCCCCTACGAGAAGCCCCGCCTATCGAGCATTGAAGCCAAGGTCGATGTGGGCCTGACGGAGATGGATGATGACGATCTCGATAGCCGACTTGGAGCGCTTGCCGCCCAAGCGGGCATTGCTCTGTCTGCTGGAGGAGAAGGCGAAGAGGAAGCGTGAGAACGCGCTAAGGACCTATCGGCCGTATGCCAGACAGAGAGAGTTCCATCACACGCAGGTGCGCGAGCGTCTGTTCATGGCTGGCAACCAGCTTGGCAAGACGTGGTCGGGTGGCTTCGAGATGGCCATGCACCTGACAGGTGAGTACCCGGACTGGTGGGAGGGACGGCGCTTTGACAAGCCAATCGTTGCGTGGGCATCGGGGATTACGGGCGAGAGCGTTCGAGACACTACTCAGCGCATTCTGCTTGGTCGTCCGGGCGCTCATGGTACCGGCGCTATTCCTCGCCGCTGCATACTGGGCGTTGCCAACGCGCGCGGAGTGCCGAACGCTGTTGACACGGTCCAGATACGGCACATCAGCGGCGGCACCAGTACGCTCGGCTTCAAGTCGTATGAGAAGGGCCGGGAAAAATGGCAGGGGGAGACTTTGCATGTCGTTTGGTTCGATGAAGAACCGCCCCAAGACATCTACACCGAGGGATTGACCCGGACCAACGCCACGGGCGGAATGGTCTACATGACATTTACCCCATTGCTCGGCATGTCCGAGGTTGTGAGGCGTTTTTTGGATGAGCACAGCCCGGACCGCAACGTTACGTCAATGACGATTGATGACGCTGAACACTACACGGACGAGGAGCGTCAACGTATCATTGCTGGTTATCCCGCTCATGAACGCGAGGCTCGGGCCAAGGGCATTCCGGTGCTGGGCTCTGGCCGCATCTTCCCCATTGAGGAGGAGCGGATACGTGAGGCAAGCATCAACATACCGGCCCATTGGCCCCGCATCTGCGGCATGGACTTTGGTTGGGATCACCCTACGGCCGCTGTCTGGCTCGCGTGGGATCGCGACGCGGATGCGATCCATGTCTATGACGCGTACCGCGTTCGTGAGGATACTCCGGTCGTCCATGCCTCGGCTATACGGGCACGTGGTTCGTGGATACCAGTGTCTTGGCCGCATGACGGCTTACAGCACGATAAGGGCTCGGGCGAACAGTTAGCCCAACAGTACCGCAACCACGGCGCCAACATGCTGCCGCTTCGGGCCACGTTCCCGGACGGCACCAACGGCGTTGAGGCTGGGCTGTTCGATATGCTGGACCGGATGAAGACGGGCCGGCTGAGGGTTGCTGAGCACCTGAACGATTGGTGGCACGAGTTCCGGCTCTATCACCGCAAGGACGGCAAGGTAGTCAAGGAAGCGGACGATCTGATGTCGGCGACCCGCTACGCCATCATGATGTTGCGGCATGCGGCTACCGAGCCTGACGACGACTCT